TGTCTACGGTCTTGTAGGCGCGACCAGATAGGACTTCAAGTACCTGCTGGTTGTTTTCGCGCTCAAGTGTGACGGTTGATGCCTGATCTGCGTATGACACCGAGTTGATGCTCAAAGTCAGATTCCGACCAGTTATGTATGTTGCTGGCATGACTTGCCTTTCTAGTTGGTTGTGACCATCTCGATGTTGAGTTGGCTGATAAGCATGTCGGCATTTCCGATCTGCTGGACTGTGGGTTGTGACCATCCACCCAAAAACGAGATGTTATTGGCTAGTAGATCAGTGACGCTAAAGATTAAAGTTTCCAAGTTGGCTAAGGCTGCTCGGTTGTCAGCTGCATTGACAATGCAAGTTATGTCAAATCGCACATTACAACGAGATCCACCAATGGCACTTACTGTGATGTAAGGCGATCCCGGCACAAGCACAATGGCAGGTGGCGTTATGTTCTCATTTGGGTATGAGTAAACTACCCGCCCGGCAGCTGCAAGAGTTGCGGCAAGTGAATCGCGGTAGGTTGCAAGATTAGCCAAGGTAGCCCCTAGTATCTAGGTGCTTTCCTAGTAGGCCTGACACCCGAGTAAGCATTGAACGGCCTAAGCGGTACGGTGCTGGACTTTGGAAGTCTACGCCTTGCTGACCTAGTGTGCCTGTACGAGTGATCCAGATGTCGCAGGCTACGGCTAAAGCGGCTTCGCGTACTTCTGGGGTTGTGTCATAAAGCGCGGCTTGGCTGGTCAATACTGCTCGGCCATTAGGAATGATTGATCGCTTAGTCACATTGGCATTAGTGATTGCAGCTTCAAAGAATGTCACGCCGTATTCATCAATACCTGTGGATGTAACTGTGCGTGAGCCGTCAAAGGGTGCGCCACACTTGCTGACCGTTAATGCTTGACCAACTACGAATGTATTGTCGTAGCAATAAAAGCGAGCAACATTGTTTGTGAGTGATGCGCCAGAGATAGACACATCATCAAAGATTAAGTAAGACAGGATTATGTTTTCGGCGCTATCTGCAACGGCTTGAACGATTGCATCAGCATAGATGTCACCAATACCAAGTACGGCTTTTAGCTCGCTTAGTGTAATTAGTGACATCTTAAATCCTTATCTATTGGTAAGTGTGTGGGGGACACAGGGCCGCATCCCCCACACTTCTAACTAACGCTGACTTAGGTCAGGTTAAAGCGACGTACTCCACCAGCGGTCAAAACGCCTACGGCTAGGTAGCCGTAAAGTGCGGTTTCGATTTCGCCAGTTGTAACTACGTTTGTTGACATACGCAAGATCGGTGATTCGTAGATTGCAACTGCAGATGGGGTGACAATAAATGCCGACTCATCGATAGTTGTTGCAACTGCGTTCGGATCTACATATAGATCAAGTCCAAGCACGTTGCCGCGTAGGGACTGTGGTCCTGCAACTCCACCGTTGTTCTGTGGGTTGTATGCGTTGTAGATTGGTCGCCCGGTTGTGTCGGTTGCACCCATCAACAATGACCACTGTGATGTACCAGCGATGTATGCGCTTGGAAGTTCGCCAGTTGCTAGGTAAGCAGCTGGTGCCTCTGTAGAAACGTAGGAAATGATACCAGCGGATGTTGCTGCAACTGCTGTGGCTTGTGTTCCACCTGCAGTTAGAGCTGCAATTACTGCTGCATCTGTTGCCTTGTTGTAAGCGCGGGTCATGTTGTCAACCATTGCTTGGAAAAAGTCTGGGGATGAACGTTCTAGTAGTTCTACCGAGTAACGTTGCATTCCTGCAAACTTGTTTACGTCTAGGTTGACGTATGAGGACACAATTCCAGTTTCTGACGGGCCAGCACCTTCGTTGGTGTCAGCTACAGTGCCACTGGTTGTGATTTTTGGATGGCTGATAACCATGCCTGATGCAGTGATGGCGCGTGAGCCGATTGCATCGATGGCTGGTCGTGAGCCGATGGATGTGTCAATAACGCTGTTTACATACTGCACTGGGGTGAACGCTGGGTTCGTGCTGAATGAATCGTCAGCTGCCATTACATACTGGGCTGAATCGTGATTTCCCAATTTAGCCTTGACGCTGTGTTCCAAGTACGAGGCTTGGCTGTTAATTGGGCTACGAGGCTTAACGTAGGCCACTGGTGCGGCGGCGTGAACAACCGCGGCTGCGGTCACTTCATCTGCCACTGGTGCGGTTGTTTCTTCCACTGTGATCTCCTGTGGTTGTTCCTCTGCAGGGGTTTCTGCTTCGGTGGTTTCTGGGGTTTCCTCTGTAGCTGCTACATCAGAAATTTGAGCATCCTTAAATGCTGGATTAGTTACATGGGCTACGGCTTCTAGATTGGCGGATGAAATAACCATCACACCTTTTTCTACTGTGTATTCATTCACTTTGGCTTCAATGCTAAAGGCTGGACGTAATCCCTCTGATGCTTCTACGAGAGCATCATTGCCAGCGCCAGTAGGTGCGATCTTAAAGGCCATTGAGATGCCAGCCGGGCTGACTTCCTCTGAACCTGCAATGCCACGACCTAATGGGCGTGTGCGGTCATGTTCCATGTTCAAAACAATTTGGCTTGGATCAATGTCACCGAAAGCACCAAACTCAAAACGTACAGGGCCAGCGGATGTGTTACCGACCTTTGAGAATGGGACTACAAGGCCCTTGATTGTGCGAGTTTCTACATTGGCGGCCAATACTTGACCCTCGAAACTAAGTTGCATTTGGATTTCCTCTCGGTGCTAAGTCCATTTCCTCACGCGCTTCATCAACATTGATTAAGCCGTATTCGAGCATCTTGCCTAGGACTTCGATCTGCTCTAGTGGGTTGCCGCGTAAGTAATCGTCAAGATCAAACCTGACTTCTTGCCCGCGTGGCGTGACATCATTCATCGTAAGTCTTTCCTCAATGCAGCTCATGAATGGGCGCAATGAAAAGTCAACAAGGCTTCGGCGCTCTTGGCTTACGTTTGAATAAGTGGCGCTGGCTGATTCTGCGTTGATGTACCACGCAGGGATGTTGCACATACGAGCAATTTCAGCTGCAGTGTTTAGGCGTGATTCGGTAAGTTGCATCTGCCCGGCATCGTAGCCAAAAGTGGTTACATCTAAAGGCCCAGACAAGTAAGCGGTTGAGCGAGTGGCCCGGGCTTGCTTCCATTGTGCCAATAGGCTGGATACTTGCTCTGGTGGTAAGTCAACGCCAGAATTTTTAATAACCATAGTTGGATTTGGCTCACTGGCCATTCTCTGGACGGCTTCCTCTAACTTCAAAGCTGTAGAGATAGTTCGACCACCACGATTAAGAATTCCCTCGTCAATACCGCTAAACATAATTAGTGAGCCAACACCTGTAGTAGGTAGTAAGCCGCCCTCAATGTAAAAGCCATTAACAATCTCTTGAGTGTTTAAGTCAGTTGTAAAAGTAACGCGGGTTGGATCAATACGGCGAGCCTCTGTCGGACGGCCATCCTCGGCGCTAACTGTAAGCACTTGCCAGAATGAGCGACCATGAAATAGTAAGTCCTCAACTGTCCAAGCCATTGTAACTGCCATTGGCAATGCTGGATCAGGTTGTCTAAGGATGCTACGACCCTCAACTTTTGCTTTAGTTATCTCGTTGTAAGAGTAAAGGCCAAGTGTGCTGATAGTGCCAGCAATAATGTTACGAGCGCGGGCCACAGCTGGTACTTGCATCGCGCTTGAACGATCAACGCGAAAAGTGTTAAAAGGCGTGAAGTAAGCATCCTGATAGAAAGGGATTGCTATGCCGGCACGAGCTTGAATGTCTGTTTTCTGTTCTGGAGTACCCAATAAGAAATCAATAAATCCCATACTGCATTATCGCACAAATGTGTGACATTCAAGCATTTGGTAGGCGTGTCGGAGAATGTGCGGGTTAGTGATAGGAGTGACTAACCCGCACATCGGGGTACTGCCAAGTAGACCTTAAGCACTAATGATAGTCACAGTCTGTTGTGGCGCACAAGCATGACCCGCTGCCATGACCAATGCGACTGCAGCTGTGATCGGGACTTGTGCTGCTCTGCGAGCAATGCGCCATCCACCATCTGATGCTGGCCGTCTAGCACATGAAACTAAATGACTGTGTAATGTCGGTTGTCCGGGATGAATGAATTTACCCGACTGCATTGCATTAAGTGTTTGATCGCAACTAATAGCAAAGCCAGCAGATGCCCAAGGTGTTGGTTCGGTTGCTATGCCAGCCTGTGCAAGTCTGGGCGCGATGTAGCCTGCAGTGTTTGGATCATAGGCAAACTTTCTAGGCCTGTACCTGCGAGCAAGGGGAGCCAGTTCGCCTGTAAGTTCAAGATCATTTATTCCGCCATCACGTTGCCATTCATGCAGGAATACAGCCATGCCCTCTGGGCGCTCTTGAATAGTTACTAGGCAGGCAATCTCTCTATTGAAATTAAGGTCAATAGCCATCCATGTAGGTAGTTCATCCTCTAGCCCTATTTCCGTTTCGCCTGCATTCCACATATCCATTGGCCAAGGTGAATCAATGGCATCTACCCACATGCAAAGTGTTTCAGTTTTGAAAGCATCCTTAGTGTCAAAGATTGATGCATCCCTAATGTTTTCTTTTGTAATTGTGTATCCCATTGCAGGGTTAGCCATTGCCCAAGCCTTTTCATCATTTACATCTGACCCGGCTGGCGCGCTGTATTCGTAGTAACCCATTCGGCTAGATTCAAAGGTCAAGGCTCTACGCCTTTGCTCATTTAGGACATTGCTATTTAGATCCCCT